GAGCGATAGATAACTCGTACTCTGTACCGTCCCGTCTTCTACCTCCAGCTTTCAGCTTGGCTTTCAACATGTGTCCGCCATCTACCTCAGTAAAAGGTAACCCCTTCTGCTCGATCTTCTTGCCGGGGTTAGCTTCCATGATGTCTCGTAACTCAGCCTCATAGATCGGCTTTAACTTCTGTACGATTCCTTGTTTTGTTTCTTCGTCGATAACAAGATCACAACTCCATACACCGTACTCATCAAACCGTTTGTTAGGTTCATTCAAGTGGGCGTATCTTGCAGTGCCTTGTGCTTTTATTATGTCGTGTTTCTTACGTGCTTTTACCATTTCTCTTCGTGTGTTATTGGTTGTTAAGATAACAGATACTGCTGGCGTTTAACTGCGGACACATCTAAGTCTCCAAGTTCCGGCACATCAGGCAGTACTGCTTCTGGGTTGTTGTTGATTTGCTCCGCACGGAACTCGCCTAGGAGATCAACGGTGAAAGTCTTTGCGTACATCTCTCGTACAATTGTATTCATTCTGCGTACATTGGAAGCGTGGGTCACAAAGCAGTCATGTATAGTAGCGAGGTCAAAGTCAACCTCATTAGCTACTTGGTGTACGATACAAGCGTCTAAGCTGTGGATAAAGTTAGCAGTGACGGCGTTGCACTGACCCTTTTTATCTAACTCGTCACTTAAATCCTCAGTCTTTAATCGGATGTATGTATTATCAAACACACTGTCCACCCATACTTGCTTCTTCTCTCTAAAAGATTGTACAACTTTGAATCCAGTAGGTGTTGTCCATGTAACAGGTTGATCGGAGGGTAAAGCACGGACACTGTCTTTTAAGAACCTCATCACTCGCTTGACTGGCTCACTCATCTCATCCGCTATCTTGTTTACAATCTTACTCAACCATATACAAGCAGTGAGTTGTTCGGCTGTGGATTCCCACGGATGATTAATACCTATCGAATAAAACAAATCCTGTAGATAGTTATAGTGCGTAGCTCCGTAAGGTCGGTTCATGATTGCAAGCTTTGCCATCTTACGATTAAATCCATAACGCATCCACCCACGTGCAATCGCTCCGCCATCCTTCTTGAGTACATTGTACACACGGTCAGCTAACTCTTGATACAAGTCGTTTACCCTGTCCTCCTCTACTAAGTTACACATCCTCCCAGTCTCTTTGTCCCGTAGTAACAAACTCAGTATCTGCATACCATTATTACTACAGTCTTGACGAACAGGTAAGTAACTTGTGTACCCGTATCCTTCTTCTTTAAACTTCTTAAACTCAAAACAAAAGCGTAAGAATGAGAACGGATCACTTGCTTCTGTCCACCAATCATCACCGTGTGGATTCTCCGCAGCTTCCAATATAAAGTTCTGCCTCTTACCTACCCACTCTAGTCTCTCCGCTCTCGTACCCTTTACACCAAATGTATTCGCACCGTGTATAAGTACAGCCTCCAAGTCTTCCTCATCAACCACTTGCTGACCGTTATGAAAGTCAAGTAAGCTCTTCGCTAAGTCACTGCCCTGCGGATGGAGAAAGAATGGTATAGCGTACAATCTACCTCGGTAATCACTACGGTGTGGAAAATATAACTTATCGTATGTCTTATATAACTTAGCAAGGTGTATAATCTTGCAGGTCAGGTAACGCTTACTCTTCGTAGCTACATTGGATGTCTTAATGTCTTTTTGTTTTAACTTCCAAGCCCGTAACTCGTGCGGACAATCACCAGTGTACCTCGGTTGCTCATCAATCTCGCCAAACTCTGGGATGTTACCAACCACACGCTTCATCTCCCAACATTTAATAATAACATCAAGCATATCGTGGTTAACCTTCCAAGGTACTTGTTGTAACTTATTCACTGCGGACATGGCGTGAGTGTACGACTTTGCGTGCGGTTCAAACCACTGCCTTGGCTTACCTGTTATAAAGTTAAAGGGTGGTAAGTCTTCAATCGGATACCCCCCACCAATTAACAAGTGCCAATCAATAGGTTTCTTTTCAAGTGCCATACAAAATGTACGAGAACCTTCCTTCCACTCATCGAACCTCTTTACCCAATCTGTAAACTCAGCAGTCGGTAAGACAATGCGTTCGTAAGTAATCGTCCCACGCCCCATCAAGTCACGGTATCCCACTTCCCACAAACCGGTGTGCAAGCGGATTTCTTCGAGTACCCACGCACCTAATGCAGTCTTATGTTTGTGTTCCCACAATTGAAAGCGTTGCTCCATGTTTTCGTAATCGTAGAACTGCTTGAGCTTCATCGCTTTACTACGGTCATCCAACTTTAACAGGTCAATCTTGTTCGGGTGAAATGTTTCCAAAGCTTGTTGCCATCGTGCCTCATTCTCAAATGCTTTACCAATTTTAAAACTCATAGCACTTATGCTTAACGAACGATCTAAGTTGTTAAGAAATGTACGCATACCAATAACAGCTATTTCATACGGACATAGGTCACACACATAAGTAAGAAACAACGGCATCGTAGCTTGTGTGGTGTTGTAGTAATCAATAAAGTCTTCCACCCTCTTACCTAGTTTCGGACACATATTATTCATTATCCGTTTAGCACTGGCAGTCTTACTTGATTCACCCTCTGCTCTAAGTTTCGCTTGTCGGTTACGATACGCAGTCTTCCCCCACGCCCGCATCTTAGCTATGTGTTCGTTACTCATAGGTTCTCGAAGTTATCAAAGGTCGTCTTCGGTTTCATCCGTTGGATGTCTGTGCGGACAGCTACTAAATTGCCCTCCTCATCCCGCTCAAAGTGTTTCACCTCGGTGTTATTCCAGAAGAGTTGGTATCCCTCGTGTATCGCTTTCGGGTCTACCTTTCCCCAGTCTATGTCGTGCCGGACACACACACCCCAATCGCTAAAGCTTTCCTCCACTTCGTAACTCCTCTCTTATGATATCCGCTTCCGCTTCCCAAAAAATGTCAGCGTTTGCGTGGGTCATCGATGCGTTCTGCGAACAGGTAATCTTCGATCTCCTCTTCAGTAAGTCCTTTAATCTCTGCCAAATGGTACTCTCTTTCTCTCTCTTCTTCATCTGCTTCATCGTATGGGTTGTTGCTGTTTAACCAGTTGTCGTAATTGTATCCGTTCATTGGTTCTTTATTGTATTTGATCTCGTCAGGTATTACCCACGAGGTTCGGTTAAATAGTCCAGTCTTAAAGGTCATTATACATCCAAGCTAGGAAGATAAGACCGATAACGGACAGGCAAAATAATCCAAGCATACTCATAATATATTCTCCTTCGGTTAAGGTCACAGCGGATTGTCGGTTGATTGTCGGATAACGCCCTCAATCGTTGAAGATCGGTTGTTCGCTTCGCTCTCAGCGTCCGCTTTCAGCGTCCTGTTAATCAGCTCCGCTTGTAGCTCTTCAATCCGGTCACGGACAGCTAAGTTGTCGGGCATCTTTTCTCGCACGGACAGGTAATGCTCAATTAAAGCACGAATGTGGTCGTTGTCGAGGTCGTTCATGTCTAGGAAATCTGGGTCGGTTAGGTTGTCAGTCATAAAGATTCTTGGTCTGGTCTCATATGCTCATCCATCATATCGTCAATGTATTGGTCAGCTATTGATTCGCCATACACCTGCTGTCTTTCGATTAATCTAATAATGTTTTCCTTGTTGTCGCTGTAAATATCATTACCCATCGCCATCATCTCGGATTGGTATTCCTTGTAAGCATGTTTAATAATCTTTTCTAATTCATTGCATCTTTGCAGACCGCTGTAAGTGTCGCAGTTTGTAGCTATTGGTTTTAAATGTGTATTAGTAGTATTCATTTTAGGTATTGGTTTTTATCGGTCAAAGTTGTGATCGTTACAAGTTGTGCCTTCTCTTTCCATGCCTTGCAAGCTTTTATCGCAGACATCACAAGTACGAACAGGTAAGGATCGGTTAAGCTCACGCATAACATCCTTTGCTTGCTCGATGAAATGCTCCTTTGATTCTGCTGTGCCTTGATACTCAGGATGCTGACGGCACGCCCATATAAGCTGTGGACAGGTAAGGTATCGCTCGCTATCGATTCGATAAAAGAACGCAACCTTTCGTCCGTTATGGTCGGTTAGGTATATTGTCACTGACATTACAGCTTCACTCCAGTTCTATTTTCTACATCTTTAATAAGTTGCAAGCCATCCTTAGGACGACAAGCCATTGCCTTAAAATCTAAGTTAGCAATCTTGCAAGCTTTACGGAGTTGAGTCAGTTGTGACTTGGTTAAATGTGAGTAGGTAGTTTGATCTATTTTATTCATTACCAGCTTAATTTAGTTAGCCAAGCCTTTCCTCTTTCAAGGTATATATCAACGCTCACAACTTTTTTAAAAGTAAGACCACCCTGATTCAAACGATCAATAGCTTTAGCTATAGCATTTTCTACATTATCCGCTGTTAATTGGTAAGTTTTTACACGATAGCTCGGAGTTTCAGGCGTTAATTTTATTCTGTATAGTTTATTCATTTTGGTTTAGTAAGGTTTAGGTATTAGGAACTAAGGCAGAGCAGGAGCACAAGCCACCACGAGCCAAAGCAAAGGTTAAGGATTAAGAGAGAGAGGAGATGGTCTTTAATGGCAGTCGCTTCGCTCCTATCGCATTTATTCGCTTTGCTCAGTAAATGCTCTTTGTTCATGCTACCGCCTCCGATTCAATGTGCTGATAAGCTGAGTGGATGCCATTACGAATGAGAAAGAAAGCAATCCAAGTCATTAGCTTGTTTACATCACCTGCCAATTCATGCTCGAAACCATTGTCTTGAACTTCTTCCACAGCTTGCATGAACAGCTCATGATTATATTCTCGCATCATATTTACTAAATCCCAAGCTTTGCTGTAATAGATAACATATTGGCAACCATCAGCGATTTCGTGCATGCGTTCAGTGACTTCTATGTCGTCTGAGTATGAGTTATTAACATCTTCCGCCAATCGCTGGCAGTAGTCTATATATTCTTTGTAATTTTTCATAGTAGTAGTAGTAGTATTTTTGGTGTTATTGGTGTTTATTGGTTGTTTGATTAGTAATGTTCGTGCCAATCTTGTATAGAGACTTGTTCTGTTGTTTCAATCCAAATCGTAGCTCCACAAGCCAATGGCGATTCAGGAGAATAACAAAGTCTGACGTTTTCCCCGATCATGATATGGTTTGCTTTGATGTTGTCGCCTGTCGTCTTGATCGTCAGAACTGGATCGTTGCGGTCGTGCTTTTTATTAGCTTTGATGATATGCTGATTGACATGGATACGCTTGATATAACCCTTGTGCAATCTTGTTATTAGTGATGGTTTGATGTTCATGGTCTTATGCAATCTTAGGTGATGGTAATGCGATTATTTCTGCCCCGATCTTATTGAACCTGCCATCCTTAGCCATAGTTCTTAGAGTATCGCTAGTTCTGAACTTTCTTTGCCGATCTGTTCTGTACCAATCCAAAAGCCTCCTAGTGTCGATTTCGTCAAACTTTGTGTACTCTGATCTAAGCTCGTGGTTCTCAAATGTTTGAAGGGTAGCTTTTAAGGCTCTAAGTTCTGAGAAAATAGCCACTTGATCTTCTGCGGTGGTTTCCATGAAGTCACCCATTACTATGTTTGCTAGCACCCAATGTCCCTTCATTAAATCGATCTCTGTGTGACTAGGCTTTAAGGGATGATCTAAGTCCGAATAAGCGTTACTGACGAATGATAATAGGTTCTGTGATATTGTTACTTTCATGATATAGATATATATGGTTTAGGTTAATGCCGATAACATCTGACAGAACCTCAAGATAATGCAAACTTTATTTTTTAAGTTGCTGTAAATCGTTGATAATCAGCGAAATAAAAAATAAAAAAGTTTCACCTATTATACTAAGTCAAATCAATCTCGACTCTAAAGCATTGAATAACAATAGTTTATGAGAATGAAAATGCTAAGTGCTAGTGTTTAAGCGGTATTGATAGCAGAATTACTAATGATCGTTTATGATCGCTTTGATGATCGATAGTGGAACGCGAAAAAAGAAAAACACTAATGCAAGCAAATTGCAATAAGGGCGACATCATTACCAGCTTTGATCGATAACAACCTGGCAAGCTTTACTGATGTGCTTTACTCGTGTCAAGCTGATCTTGATCGTCCCGAAAACTGCAGTAAAAACACTAAGTCATTGATAACCAAGCACTTGTAATTAGACATAATATGTGTTATGCGAAATAACATCCCCTCCCCTATAAGAATCTTGCGGGTACACACGGGGTAAAAACTTGCGGGCGTATATAGCGTCGACGTCTCAGATTTTTCTATCGAAACCTTTTGAACAGCTGTAGCAAAGTGCTACTTATCGCTTGATATAAGGTGCTTTAACCCCGCCCTCACAGCGATCTCTATATAGTCTTCATCGGATGCTACCTCTTTGCCCCATTTAACAAGCATATCGTGTGTTGTGTCTTCCATCTCCAGCCCGAGCTTTACGTGCATCTCTTCCTCCTCCGACACGATTCGTATAACAGGAAGATCGTTTAGAGCAGCCGTCGAAGCGGAGCGACTAGAAGGTTGGGTAGATGTCGTTGTGGTCGTCTTCGGTGTCTTCTTCTTCATCGGTGTCCTCTGTTGTTAGTTCTCCAGTAAAGATAACATCATCTGTTTCCGTCAACACTGACAGCTTACAGAAGTCTAAGCATCCGGCTATAGTGTAATCGTTAAGATCGTATTCGCTCTTGAACCTATATACCAGCTTAGCTAGTTCGTACTGGAATGTATCTGTTTGATCGTTGATATTCATCACTAGTAGTAGTATAACAATAAATGAGATTAAATGATAGGTAAATCTAATACCCTCTTGTACCCCTCTTACTTACTGATGTTTTTTCATTTAGTATTGACAGAGTCCCTTCGGCTTGAGAAAGTTATAATAATGAGATTTAGATAGTCGTTATAGACGTACGTTTAAGAGGTCTCATACCGATAGGTATTCTTAATAGGTAATATAGATAAGCAATAAGCAATAGCATCAACAGAGGTTACATTAGCTGACGCTAGTTGTAGCTATTTTATTCCACTTCGTTACATAACATTCCCATACAAATACTACAGCTCCATCAGATCAATACATCCGTTGTTATTATTGCTCATACTCCGTTCTTTCGCAATAACCTCTAATACTTACAGATTGATAACGTGATCGTTAAATAGGTCTTTTAAGGATAGGTGTGTCTACAGACGTAGACCTAGTAAATCTAAACCTTAACTTTAGTATTTCAAGGTATAGCTATAGTCGGTGTAAATACACTAACTACCTCATCACCTTATATATAAGACTACTAAAGGTTTGTTATTATAAAGGAGTAGGAGCAATAGCGACTACGACTGCATCCAAGTGACAGCTCTAGCTTTGTTATTACGCTTATAGAAGCTATCAGTGAAGTCTTGTAGTTCTTTATGAAGTAGTTCTTGTTGTCTATCAACCATCGATTGGTCTGCATTAGCAGCCATCTGCTGCGTCCAATAACCAACAGCGATTGATAGGGCGTCAAGACGGTCATCGTGTACCAGTGATCCTTTATCTCTTGTTATCCTTGATAGCTGATACATTAACATATATCTAGTTTGTTGTTCTATAGGATAGCTAAGAGCTGATCTGTAATCATTTGTTATAACAGAAGGGTCTACAACAAGTCTATGAGCGTTAAGTACAGGTTCCAATACATCAACGATACGAAGTTCCTTTTGTTTGTTATGACGTACTTCTTCTATAGTTACAGGATATGTTGTTCTAAACAGAGGTTTAATCAGCTCCATAAACATACCGTCTCCAAAGTTAGACTCTATAACAACGATATTAACTTTGTTATCCTTTGCTATAGCTACCAGTTGTTTCAACGTCTTCTCGTCGTAACCGCCCCGTATACCACCAGCATCAGGTACGTATAGTTGTCCGTTAAGCATCTTTACCACAGCGTACCCTGTCTCGTCCTTACCCCGTCCTGATGGGTCAATAGATAACACAGAGCCGCTGTACGGTATCATATCTCCTACGGTGGAAGAGGGACGCCTGAATCGATCCCCCGCCAATCCGACATTAGGTAACTCTCTATCTGTGTTATCCGGGTCAGAGGACCACACGATCTTTTCAGGAGCTAAGTCTACATCCACATCAGATATAATCAAATCGTTTATCTTTAATGGGTATCGATCAGCATCAGACAGCTTAGGGTTCAACATGAACTGAAGAGCGTACCCGGTACGACCGTAGCTCATCTTACGTTCTTCTAAGTCGAGATCAGTGAACCGTAAGGGTTCTGTAGAGGTACCAATTGTGTCAGGAGTTATGTTATCCTCTATAAGAGGTGCTAGATCGTTTCCGTAGTTGTTAGTAGCCTCTGTATCGTCTGGATACTCTGAAGGCCATATACGGCTCTTGTAGCCCCTTTCTCGCAGTTTGTTATATATAGAGTCCTCACACTGTGGAGTACCAAGAAAGATGATACGGGAGGAGTCTAAGGGTTTAACGATAGCGTCGAACTCTTTTACTTGTTCATCCAGCTTATCCCTCATACCTTGGGTAGCACTGTTATTAGCTACCTCCACGTCGTCCGCTACGATGATGTCTGCACGGGAACCGGTGAGCTGTGACGATATACCAAGGGACTTAACAGAGGGAGCGTGAGAGGCAGGAGCAGGTCCGACATCAAATGCAATCTTACTGAATCGTTGGTTCTCTGATGGCTTTAATCCTTGTAAAATGGGAATCTCCTGAATGATTCGCAAGGTAAATGTAGAGAAGTCATCCGATCTATTCTTACTAGCTGATACAACAAGTATGTTCTTAGATGGGTCCAGCAGTAGCTGATGTACTACAAAGGCAGACGTTATCCAAGACTTACCTACTCCCCGGAACGCCATAATAACAGACCGCTTCGGACCGTGTTGCAGGTACTCCGCTATGTCGTACTGTAGCTCGGTAGGATCAGGAAGATTAAGGTGTTTCCAAACTAAGTATAGAAAGTTTCTAAAGTCCCGTAGCTTGGGTGGTATCTCGATGTTCTTCTTCTTCAAATGGTAACGCTTTTAATTGATGATCTAATGCTTCCAAAGGAGTACCTACACCGCTGTCCATAGTAACGTTGTTATCTTTCAGGAACTGTCTAGCACCGTTAAGAAGAGCAGCGTTGTACTCCCCCATATCCTCCATCATATCTATGCTGTGACTGTACGCACCTGCTATCTTATCGTGCAGTTTACTTCCCTCTTTATGACTAAGCATGATGTTATATTACTAGTGGTTGTTATCTTTGTAAACAAAAAGAGCCGCCCCCGCTACGCAGAGGCGACCCTTAATGATGGATGAGCGTTAAAGCTTAGCTTAAAGCAGACTCGAACTCAGCGACTGTTCCTAACTCAGTACCGTTATGGTAGAGGTTGGCGTCGAGGTCAGCCAGAGTAGCCGATCCGTCAGTCGAGGAGATGTCAGTAGCAGCAGCAGTTGCGGAGGTAGAGAGAACCTTAAACTTGTCGTCTCCTTCATCCCAGATGAATGCAACATTGCTTTCGGAAGAACCACGCTCAACAACAAAACCACCGTCATTGGAAGCATTTGTTCCGGAGCCAGCACCCTTGGACAGATTCATGATGCTGTCAGTAACGTCGATGTTGGTGGTGTTAACCGAAGTGGTCGTACCATTAACAGTCAAGTTACCGGAGAACGTAGCATTAGCAGCAGAAAGGTTTCCACTGAACGAAGCAGAGTTACCGTCAGAAGCGAGGGAACCAGCTTGAGTTTGCAGAGCAGAGATGTCTGTGTCGTTGCTGGAAACGTTGCTTTGAAGGGTTGAGATGTCACTATCATTCGACGAAACGTTCGATTGAAGAGTGGAGATGTCAGACTGAGCAGTTGAAACGTCAGATTGAAGGGAGCTGATGTCCGAGTCATTGCTGCTTACGTTAGATTGTAAGGTAGAAATGTCGGAGTCGTTAGAAGCGATAGCGTCAGCATTCGTTTTGATCTGAGCATCAAGAGCGTTATCAGCAGCTTGAAGGGTCGTTACCGAACTGATGTAGTTGGCAGAGCCGTTAGCTGTGTAAGCACCGTTAGCACCGAGACCTGCACCAGCTTGAGTAGCGTCAAGTTCAGTTTGAAGACCAGAAGCAGTTGAAGATACTGAATCAACGTATGCTTTGGTAGCGGCGTGAAGGTCGGCAGTAGGAGCACCACTGAGGGTCAAAGCCCCAGTCATTGTTCCGCCTGCGAGGGCGAGCTTCTTATCAAGCTCTACTTTTGTTTTTTGACCCAATTGGGTAAGCAAACTAGACATAATATATATACTTTCTTTTGTGGGTTAACCGAGATTCGTAACAATAAGCCACGAGTTCAAATGATTGATAAAGACTATAAGCTAGGCTAATAGGTGTCAAGCTGGCTCGGTGATTAAAATAGCTCCAGCCTCAGTTGTTAAGCTATCTCCATCTTCCGCAAGTATATGAATAACAGTAGGTACTGCACCGCCTAGCTCTACGATTTTCCACGCTGTTCCATCATCTACCGCTATACAAGGACCGCCACTACCATCCCCATCCGTGACATAAATGATACGTCCTGATGTGCCCGTTGCTGGTAAACTAGATGTAAGATATGATCCAATTTGCAGAGATTGTGATATATTTACCGAACCACTAATCAAGCCTCCGGACTTATCAAACTTGTTATCAAGCTTGGCTTTAACCTTCTGACCTAACTGTGTAAGTAAACTGCTCATCTCTCGTTACGGTGTATTTAATCCATCTATAAAGTCTTGATAATCACCAACATCCTCCTCGTGTGCGTCTAAGAAGTACGGCAAATCATTCCAAGCATCCGTCCCGTTTCCGATCTTCATCCTGTTACGGGTGCTGTCTAATTCAAGACCTATTTCCCCTTCTAAGAGTACGGGGTTCTCGGACGACCAGTTGCTGGGGGTATCTCGTCTAAGTTGTATTCTTTTACTAAATGTAGCCATTTGTTATGCTCCTCCTCCGTTGTAAACATCTAAGTTATCACTAGCATCAGCTCTTAAAGAATCAATCTGTGGGTCACTCAACGGTGCATTACCACCGCTCAATCCGATAATGTCAGGATCAGATGTAATAGAATCAACGATGGTTTGTGCGGCAGCTGTCGTAGCTATCGCTTCCGTAACCCCGCCCGCAGCAACTGCTCCAAGTGTATTGTATTGAGCAATTAATGGACTCGGTCTAACAACACGAGGTCTTCTGTAAGGTCTAGCCATCAGCACTTCCACCTACGCAAAGCTAAAGCCTTGCGAGTAGGACGACCTTTACTGTCTTTCATTGGTCCCTTGACGCCAGACATCCTAGCACAGAAGGAACGCTTACGTGGACCGCCGCCCGGCTGAGGAGCTTTAAGCTTAGAACCTGTAGCTCTGTTATACTTAGCCCGCCCCTTTGCAGTGAGTCCGCCCTTCTTGCTTTTCTCACCTCTGCCTATGGACAACGATACACTCACTTCTTCTTCGGAAACCCACGCTTCATATTAGCGTAAGCCTTTGGTGTAATCGTTGATTTCTTTTTGCTACGGCTAATACCGAGCTTCTTTCTTCTGTTAATGTTTGCGTATAGTCCTTTTGGCATGTCTATTTCCTCATTAATATTTCCATCATACGGTCGAGCTTGTTGTGCATCTCATTGATAGCAGTCTCAACCTTACCTATTCTACTTTCAACAGCAGCGTCTCTTTCTCTCTGTGCCGCAAGCTCCACCTCTATCTTCGTCAGTCGTTTATCACCAACATCTAATCGTTCAATAACACGTTTGATAATCCACCCGATCACGCCAAGAGCGACGACAAGAGCGGTGTTAAGAAGATTGGGGAAAGAGTCGATCATCGCTTATTTTTTAATAATGTAGTTAAGGATGATGGTGGGCTGGACATTGTTGTGTGCGGAGGATGCGTCGTCCCCACCTGTTGTACCTGTGCTTTTGGTTTGTGTACTTGTTCCAGTACCCCCATCTCTAGGCGTATTTCCTCCGGACGAAAATTGGATTGGTATAGTGTGACTGTGTGCTGGCAGACCCGATTGTGCGGCTGTGAGGAGGTGTACATCATCGCCCCCGACTTCACCTAAAGCTGTACCGTCTATAGAGGTAGTTTCGTTTAGTACATTATTAGCTGAATCTAATCCAGCAACTACTCGTCCACGAAGATCAGGAAGATTGAATGTAGTAGAACCATCACCAATACCGTAAGTCGTTCCGATAACAGCAAATAAAGCAGCTTCAGTCGTCCTGTTTACTGCGGACCCGTCACACAAAGCGTAACCCGTAGGAGCAGCACTGCCAGCAAAAGCAGACACCGTTCCTGTTGGTACTCTAAGGTTAGTACCGTTTACTTTAAAGTTACCAGTGACGTTTACATCGCCAGCTACATCAAGAGCGTAGCTAGGCGTAGCAGCGGACCCAACTTGAACTTTACCATCGGTGTGAATATTAAAAGCAGTGTTTAGCGATGTACCTGCTCTTATCAGGACGGGGTCTTTAGAGTCGAGTCTCGTCGATTGAGTTTGATTTATTAGTCTAACATCGAAATCAGCTTCCGGGTCTTGTCTTAGATCAATTAAAGAACCGTTTACTCCTACAATCTCAAGTGCCGCAATACCTCCTTGACCCTCTGAAACTGTATCAGCTTCAATAGTTAATTGGTCAAAGTCGGTCTTAGCAGTCGTAACAGCACCGTCATTTATCTTAGCAGTCGTAACAGCACTATTGCCTAATTTATTAGTCGTAACAGCACCGTCTATGATATTAGACTCCACAACCGTGCTCGTAATAGCGACCCCAAACCCACGCTGAATAACAACAATGTTTTCACCTCCGCTAAGGCTGGGTATAATTGTTAGTGTATCCGTATCTGGGTCTACCGTGTAGTCAGTAGTGGGTTCTTTAACAACTCCATCAATACTTAAATCGTAAGCAGTGTCTCCGTTTACTTCCGCCCCTGTAACAGTGTAAGTAGTATTAGCACCTGAGTTACCAGTAAATACCCACTTAGTAGGAGGATAAGGAGTTCCGCTGGATACTTGATTTACCTTGTTATCTACGTAGGTCTTATTAGTGGCGTCTCCGGTAGCAGTCGGTGTGTCAACATTCTTGATTCGTAATCCCTTAGCATCCCACTGCGTGCCTCCTTGTTCGAGCTGCAACGACGCATCATTCAGTTCAGCAATCTCTTCAGCAAGATAACGATTGTGTAAGTACGCTCTGTCTAACTCCGATTCCGTTAATACAGAACCATTTACAAAGTCTACAAGGTTCGTGTCGGGTTGGCTCTTTCTGCGTACTCGGACGACTTGTCCAGCTGTTGCTCCAACATTTAACCGTACCTTTGTATCGCCGTTACTTTCAACGATGATTGAGTAAGCAGATGCAAGTTGAACAACACCGTTAATCTCGACTGTTACGTGTTCGTCTTCTAAGTAATCAAAAGTAAAAGCAAAGTCCGTCTGTCCGGCTGTCGCTGTATAATCTTGGAAAGTGTTAGCCATGATGATAAGTGTATATTATTAATTATTGAGTGAGAAGAGCAAGTCCTTAAAAGCCTACAAGTTCAGTTAGCGGGTCTAATACTTTGTTTCGTAAGCCTTCGTTTGTTATCTGGTTAGTCCAAGAGTCTCCGTCGTTGCTTAAGAAATTATTTCTAAATTCAGGATCGTTTTCTATTTCATTCCATATATCACTTCTAAACTTACTTATCTCGTTTACTATAAGTTTTGATTTAGGTATATCTTCAGGATCGATTTGAATTTGAGGTGCAGTTAAATACTCTTCTGATTTCACAAGCAGGTTCAACCTATTTCTTAAAGTCATACCGTCATAGTCAATAGCTTTAGACATTTTATCCATCCAAGCATCATATAACGACTGACCTGTTTTCTTGTGATAGAACTTACGAGTATCAATTCCCTTCTTTCTGTATGAATGCGTCTGTCCGAGTTTTCCCCTTAGACCTGCGATTTCTTTCATTAACTTATCTTTAGGTTTATCTGTCCATGTAACAGGGCTAATGATACCCCAAAACCCATCCATACCCCATACTCTATCTACCTTTTCTCCTAGCAAATTTCTTTTGTACTGACCGGGGTGAAGCCCTAATGTACGTTCCTTAGCTTGAGCTTGCCATTCAACAGCCTCTCTTTGAAATTGTTCATTCATCGATGCAACATCTCTAACAATAGTAGGCGATAGAGAAGCTAAGAAACTAACAGGTACGTCCATAGCTTTCTTTTTAGGATTCAAAGCTAACTCCAATGTTTCATAAAGGCCCCTGATAAAAAACTTATTAGTCATGTTTTCTACAATCGATGACTGAAAAGCACTTATATAGCTTTTATCCGTATCACTTAATTCATCAAAATGCTGACCAGTCATACCCATGTAATGTACAATATCAGCCATAGACGACAAGAATGTGGACCAAGGTTCTAACCTCCCGTAATTAATACGTTTACCTCCTATCATTATACTATTAGGACGCCATCCTGCATCTATTAAACGATCTTTTTGTTCCGGTGTTAAATAAGCACCAGTACCTGTAATTGCTCCAGTAGTAGCTGCAAAAGCCAAAGAACTAGTTAAAGCTGTTCCTAACACCATATTCGTAATGGATTCGGCTTCTTGTTCCTTTAACTTCAGTGTTAAGTCTTGCTGTTGTTTTAAGAGGTCATCTAAAGATTCTTGTGCTTTTTTCTTTATATCTTCCGAGGCTTCTTTAGCTGTTAATGCTGCAGTATTCTGCTCTATCTCTTTAGCTAATCCATCTAATTGTTGATGTAGCGGTGACCTTCTTATCTTTGGATGAAATTTCCATACATGACCTATTACAGCTGTAGGTGGGAAATGATCCAACCCAAACTGAGCAATAGCTGTTGGTGTCTTAATAAATGGAACTTGTAACCTAAATAATATTTTAAGTGGATTGTAATGTGCGTCTTCGCCGCCTCGACTCCAATTAGAAAATGCACGAGCAGCTTGAGAGAAGTACTTATCAGCGTAATCAGCTTGATATGTCATAGCTAATCCTAACTGTTCTACTTCGTCAAATTCCTCCTTACCAGCCCATTGAGGTAGCCCATCCTTCTCGACTAAAGCTTCCTTCATTCTCTTCTCCACATAGGTATTTAAAGCTTTCTCATCTAATCCTTTTGATATTCCTTCTCGTAAAGCTTGAGAACGCAAAGCTCTCATTAGACCCATAGCTTTAAAAGGTTCATCTAATATACCCATAGCCCTAAAGCTAATAGAAAATACTGGATCGAGTATCCGTCCCATCTGCGTAGTAGGTTCACCCTCCACCAATTCTAACATAAACTTCCTAAACCCTTTTTCGTTAGCTTCGTTTTTAACACCGTACTTACGAATTAGTTCAGCTAGTTTCTTCTTATCTTTAAATGTAACCTTTAGTGGTTTTGATTCTACCGCACCTGTACCTGCTTCAATTAAATCTTCTTCGTGTCTTCTGAATGATCTGGGGAGTATAGCTGACTGCCCGTTATTTCTGTATGTTTCTTTTATTAACTCCCAGAACATAGTGTAGTTTGAGAAGTATTCACTCATCCCCTGTATCTCAGCTTGTGCTAATTTAAATGCTTTAGCTGTAGATATATTTTCAAATGGATTAGTTTTAGCTTTAATAAAAGTTTTAACAGACTGTTGTAAAGGTTGGTAAGCCACATTAAAAGCAGCAGAAGGTACTCCGACCAACCAAGTTCTAGGGCTGAATAACATCATGTTTAAACGTAGCTTTTCAAACGCTCTCAACATAAGTTCAAAGTTACCCATCGCACTTATATCAAACTCCTGCATACCGGATAATTCTTTAACGAATCTTTTAGTAAGTTCATTCTCAGCGTCTATATCCGCTTGCTTTACTTTATCCTTTAAAACTTTAAGAGCCTCACGAGCTTCCGCTTGTAACGCTTTTATATCGGCTGGGGTTTGTTTCTCTCCTACTTTCCTAGATAGATACTCTCGTATTTCCTTGATGCTTTTATCTGACATCTCATCTAGTTCCCGTATGTTTGCTCGTAAATTAAACTTTTGAAACAACTCTTTAGAACGAAACTTACGAATGACTTGGTCTCGCATCTCAGCTAAAGAATTACTTAAATCAGCTCGAACATGATCCAGTAACACTTCTTTTTCTATTGGGCCTAAATCAGTTTTATCTGATATTTTTCTAACCACTTGCTCAAGTAATTCTCTCTCAGTTCCATCTTTAATAGCTTTAGTTAAGGAGGTTCCTATTTCATCTAGCTCTTCGTTAATTATTTTAGAAACTAACTTTTCTCTATTAGGTAACAAATCAAACAATCTTTTGCCTTCTTTACCCTCCACTAAATCAGTTAAGGTAGCTATAGCTTTACTCTTATCCTCCGCTTTTATATTCTTAGCGTCGGTTATTTCTTTGATTGTTTTAGATATAGATTCCCTGTATTTCTCCGGATTAGCTAATATATCTTGTACATTATCTAATACAGACGAAACCTTCTTAGCTATCTTAGTGTCAGATTTTACTGCATCTGATAATGTTTTTGTTATCCTTGTAGAGAATATATCTAAAGTAGCTTTCTGTTGTGGTGATTTTTTCTTTAGAGTATTAGCGACATTCTTAGCTATTCTTGATTTATAATTACCCCAAATAGTAGTAACAGAATCATCTACAGTTATACCAAAAGAATCATTCAAGGCATCTGCTAAGGACTTTCCTTTTATAACATTTTCAACATCTGCTATCTCTCTATTTAGTTCTTTAATTATAACATCATCTTTTATCTTACCAGCCTTAACATCTCTAGTTAATCTCAGAAGACTATCTATCTGATTCATTCTTCTAATAACTTCAGGCTTGTATGTCATTGACTTACTAAAGAAATCTAAAGGATCGGCAGCAAACGCCCGAAGAGATTGTCCAGTTATCTTACCAGCCCTAGCTCTAATTTCCATTAGTTTTCTATATCTTCTAATGTCAACCTCTAGTGTCGATACTAACTTCCTTACGTTCTCTGTATCACCTTTGTTTAGTAATTCGATTAAGTTATTTATCTTAGGGTTTAAGCGTGTAGCTACGCCGTGCTCTAAAGTCACCATCCTTCTTATTTGGTCTGGTAGACTAGTAGCTCTATCTATGTACTCTTCTATTTGAAGTTCGGGGTCTTTCTCTACCTTAGGTGGGGTCGGTTCGGCAGCTTTAGGTTCTCCTACTTCTTTAGCTACTTCTTCAACTGGAGGTTTAGGTTCCTCTACTTTAGGTGCTGGTTCTTCATCGAAAATTTTATTAAGTTCTGGATCAGCTTCATCTACTAAATCGTCGTTAGGTTTGAGTTCTGCAAGTACGTCGTCCTTTATTTGATTCTCGTCTTCGATTACTTTCTTTAATTCTTTTAACGCAACTACCGGGTCCGCTTTACCTTCAGATGCTTGCCTTACTCTCTTTAACGCTCTGAACTTACGCCAAGCTAAACTAACATGTCTTCCTATTCCAAACGTGGTTAAGTTAACGCCAGCACCTAATAACCCACCTTCTATTGTAGCCTCTAACCTACGTTGTATAGCTAAGCTTCCCTCCAAGTCTTCTACGTCTGTTGTTATATAATCAGCTACTGCACCCCTCAAAGCACCTTCAGCAGCTATCTGTCCTACTCTTACCGCCTTCTTTCCTTTAGCTGTTGTAGATATTAATCCCGAAAGTTTCGTAGCCTTCTTAGTTATGCCAGTAGCCTTACTTACTGAGGTAGCTATCTTAGCAGCAGCACCTCCGGGTATCCAAAACGTACCTAACCAAGACCCTATCTCTGCTGTTATATCTTCTACTGCACTTTGCGGTTCATCAAAGATTTCATCCTCCCAGTTGGCTCTAGTAGAAAACTCGAAGTAGTCATTGAGGGCGTTGTATAAATCCTCACCTGCTCTTACTGGTATACGACCTAGAGTTCTAGTTACTGGTCCCTGTCTCCTAGCCCATGATGTAAAACCATTCCAGTAGTCATCGTCTTCTACTTCTTCAGGCGTAGGGTCTAATGTTGTGTGGCTTACTTGTGGTTTCGTGCTCTCCCACCATTCATCATCAGATGCCCCGTTAAATATGTCTTGAGGTATACTTACAGAAGTAGGAGCAGTAGAAGCCCACCAATCATCGTCTTCAGGTTTCGCCATAGCAGCTATTGATTAAACAAACTTCTTTGAGTTGCAATAAATAAACGCAAAGATTCCATAGTTAAGTTACCATCAGGACCCTTAACAGGTGGATCAAATACACCAAACTTATCACGCATTTTACGAAGAGTTGAAAACTTACCCTCTTCTATATTCTGCTCTTGTATGGGTAGTTTATAATATGATTCCAATTCTTCTTTGTACGCAGTATATACAGCCCTTAAATCCTCCTCATTACCTACAACAGGTGTAAGTCTCCAATCTAAAGGATCAGTCGGATCGTAATCTGGAACTTGATCTATTGATCTATAACCAAATCTTTTTCTTAATAACTTAACAGTATCTTTGTACGCTTGCGGAGCTTCCTTATCATCGAACGATTGTATTAACCCGGCTTCATCCCTTAAAGATATTTCAAACTTTTCGGCAGCTTCTAAAGCTTTACTTCTTAAAGGAGAACGTGCTCCAGTTAATTGTCTAAATTCAAAATCTCTTTCAGCTAAAGTTAATGATGGATCAGCCTCTACTTCAAAAACGCCGCCTATTCCTAAAAATGATGCAGGTGCTCCTATGTCAAAGATGGCTTGCTTCATTGCGGGAACCCCTAAAAGATTCGACCAAAATCCATGTAAGCTCTTAACGTTCTCTTCGGCTTCTTTTAGGTTTTCATTAAATTCATCTGCGTCAAAACCTACTTGAGCTTTTCTTTTTGTTTCCTGATCCGTTACTGTTTTTATAGTTTCCTGTAATCTAGTAAACCTGCCAATTAATTTCTCGCTTATTTCCTTCTCCTTTTCAATCATTAACTGCTCCCTATCTGGATTGTCTGGGTCTATAGCAGCAGCTGCTTCTCTTGTTAAATCGTTATAAAGGTTAAGGAAAGTCGTCTCGTACGGTTCTATTAATTGATCTATTTTTGTTTTGATTCCAGTAGGTAATACACCACTCTTCATATATAGAGCTTCAGTATTCGTTCTTAATCTATTTCTGTAAGAAGATGCTCCTACTTTTTTAGCTTCCGTAGCATTCCACCATTTCTTTTTCTGATACTCTATATCAATACTGCCTATAGCAGCACGAGCTTGTTTATCTGTTATTGGTCCTAGCTTTAAGCCATCACCTCCAGTATTCAAAAACTCAGCAGGGCTTAATTCAGGGTTGGTTTCTTTTAAAGTTCTATACTTCTCAGCCAACTGTTCTTGTTCTTTATTTGTTAGATACATAGAACCAAGCTGTGCTTGCTCTAAACGCATTCGAGAGAAAGACATGAATGCATCACCGAACGCTTCTCTAGTGGCTTCGTTATCTAAGAACTTACTTAAATATCTAGTGTACCCTGCTACATCGCTCTCGCTATATACTTGCGTGGCTATCTCACCAGCTTCTTCTTCGGTATAACCAGCGTGTACTAACTGAGCTGTTATCTCCCTAACTGACCTTTCATCTATAATCGGATCACCGGATGGACCACTAGCAATAGCCGGAGCGTTGACTCCGTATTCACGTTTTATTCTATCAGCTATATCAGGAGTGTCGTTCTCTATTTTCTCTCTAGCTTTAGCTATCTGATCCCTAAACGACGTAGCTGTTGATTTTATCGCAGCACCCTGTCTATTGATGTTACCTAACTTAGCACCTTTAACTGTTTCAATGTCAGATATAGTGTTTAATAATTCTTCAGCTCTATCTGGTTGTGGGTTCTCACCGGATAACAAACCTCTAATAGTAGGAGAAGCGAAATTATTCCACACTAACTCAATAACTTCCGACTTAGGTATTTTAGATTTAGTATGAATTTCATCCATCCTAGTTTTTAAATCGGCTTTGAAACTATTTACATCTTCCTCAGTCTCTAACATACCCGCACGATCGCTGAAGTCGTTATTAAGATCAGCCGTGTGCATACTTTTGTTAAATTTATCTATAGCTTTATGCCTTGCTTCTGTAGCTTGTAATGTAAACCTGTCTTTTATTTCAGCTGAATACTCACTAAAACCTTGTAACGCCAACTCACCTCCACCAGCTTTACGAAGTCTTTCAATAGCAGCAGTCTCTTCTTCCTGAATTATTTGCTGGATAACATCGTAGTTGCCTGTTTCAGGGTTTAAATCTACTTCGTTAAGTCTTTTGTTGAGTGCTGCATTTAGATTAGACTTAGCTTCTCTTCTTCCTGTTTGCTTCCTGAATCCTACTTGATAACCAGTTAACTGCGACCTCGGCATCAATCCTTTCTCTACTAAGTCTTCGCCTACTGTATCAAAACCTTTTAATGCTTCGTCTAAGTCTGCGGAAGCTGCTGCTATCTGTCCTTCTTTAACTCCTTGCTTATATTCAAAAGCTTGTATACCAGCGACTTGTTGGCTGATTTGACTAGTAACTCCGAGAGCCTTAGCTAGATTCCCTAAAGGAGATTCTGCAGCTTGTTGAGTTTGTACTTTTATACTACGCCAGCCTGATGGACTAACAGTAGCTTGAAGCTTAGGTTTCTTAAATAACTCAGTCATATTAATCTTCGTAAGTAGCACCTATCTGTCTTCCTCTACCGTAAGCTTCGATGCTACCACTCAACGCTTGCATACCCGCTAACGCTAGGCTAGGTCTTTTGATCGGTTTATTAAGTCCTATCTGACGTTGTTGAGTTGCGAACCCAGCTTGCTCCAAAGCCATACCTGTAGCAGTTTCCCTGAAGCCTTGTTGCTGTGCTAATCTAAATTGAACATCACCAGCTTGTCGTGTTATATCATCGTATAATGCCTCTAAAGATAATCCAGTAATACCACGATTAGCCGCCACTGCCGTCGCCGTTCCCATTGCAGCTTGTGTGCGTCTAGCTATATCAGCAAGTTCTTCGTTAGCTGCTGTTTGTTCTTGTGCTTCTTTTAAACGTATAGCGGACTGCTCTTGTAGGAATCTCTGACGCTCGGCTTCTTGTGCTTGTTTCTGATACTTAGCCTGTGCCTTAGCTTGCTGTTGTTGTCCTGCGTATTGAAGACCGGATGAGGCTACGCTAACCGCAGTACCTACAGCCGCAATACCTGCTGAAGTTGCTGCCGCTGCCGATGCCCCTGCTGGTAATAACGCTGCTCCTATTGCTGCAAAACACATAACAATTACTTCCTCTCTAATATAAATGACAGATAGCCTTCGTACTGACAATCGTTAAACTCTGCACCTAACCACTCCAACCATTTAATACTCAACTTGTTACTACGCATCACATAGTTCGTCAGATAATCAAACCCATCTAACAAGTCCATCATGCGTTCCGCTGAGTGTTTCAAAAAGAACTTCTTGATCCTTGGTAATCTTCTAGTACCTAATAACCAAGCACTTCCGATATTCGTACCGTTGATAGTAGCTACACCAAAAGAACAGTATAAGTTATTCATCTCATCTTTTACACTGTAGCACTTTGTACTACATGCGTAAGACATAATAACAGCGTCTCGTGGGTGGTGCATAAGTCCGAGTATCTCTAACATATCTTCTTCCCGTAAGTCTTCATACAGATCAACAGCATCCATATCAGGTTGTGCTTCATCTATCCTAAGCTCCATAACGTCTGCTCCTTGGTATCATCATCGATTCAAACTCTGCCGCTAATAGCTTAACTGGTAAAGCAGAATCGGTAACAACTTCTATCTTTGCTTCGTTAGGTTGACACTGTACAGGGAATCGGAAGTGACCGTCCTGTGGGGTAAAAGCATTAAGTGTTAAGTTAGCACCGACGATGTCAGGATTAAATGCGTATGTATACTTGTCTCTGAACTTCGGAGTTACTTCTACAGTGAAGTGTCCAGTCTCTGCGTAGTTCAAGCTACCGTTACGGATCGTTTGAAAAGCGTAATCGGATGCACTTCGTCCTCCACGCTCTGTTGGTTGCTTAAGTGTTTGATCGGAGAACCTGTACAACATATTGTACGGGATACCAGCTACGAAATCTATAGATGTAAGATCACCACCAACTGTACCTGTTGTACTTGTTGTCTTAGTGAATGTTACTTTATTACCTGTTTTAGTATAGATGATAACATCTACTGGATCGTAAGGAAACCCACTTATCGTAGTAGTCTTAGACGGTGCGTCGTAGCTAGTAGTTAATGTACTACCATCTATCTTACTGTCTAAGTATAACGTATAGTCTAACCCAGCATCTTTTATACCGTCTTCAAGTGTAAGCTTCTCAAGGTGTAACCCGTCGTCGTCCTTAGTAAACAGATGCAAGTTACTGTCGATAAAGTCAAACCCTCGTACCTCCCGACCAAAGGTAAACTTCATCCAAGCACTTTGTATCTTTTCTTTGTTCGACCAGAAGTACTTATACACAAACAACGTATTACGATCTCCGCTTGTACCAACAACAATAGTATTCTCTGCTTGTGAACCAGCTATCTTCTCTACTTGTTTTGTTATGTACTTAGGAATCTGTGAGGTTATCTCTTCGCTGTGGAATGTCTCTGTGTTGTTATCAACAAAGTATTCGTACATCCCCTCAAAGTCATTCCGTCTAAAAGTGAAGTATATATAATTACCTAGAGCTATTGGTTGTACACTGTCTGATATATCGTACTCAGTAACAGGAGATATAGATACAGTCTTAGGTGATAACACATCTGCTCCACGAAGTACAAACTGTGACCCTTGACTAAATAACATCAGCTTCTCTTGGAATGGTACAGCGTGTTCAAGGATCGCTACCTTTGTGTGGCTCAATCCAACGTCTATCGGTGCACTGTCTAGTAGCTGCTGTGTAGTAGTACGGAAGAAGTTAAAGTATTCATCTGCTTCGGAGAAGATAACATTACTATCTGTGAGGAATCCTAAACGGTTCTTAAAGAAGAAGACATCGTTGATTGTACCGCCTACAAAGCTTGGGAATGGGTTGGTATTGTCATCACCAGCCACTCTAGTTCTCCAACCAGTTTTAAAAGGAGGTATAGCTGTGCTGTCTTCTTCAGGAGTTTGTAACTTAAAAGATGTAACATCGTTACCTGTAAACACGGGAATAAGCGTGATAGGCATAGTGGTAGCATCAAGTTTAGTTTGTATACCTCCTAGTACTCCAGTCTTATTCTCGTCTTGTTCCCAACCTACAGTTTCTATCCAAGTACCATCCCCAAATCTTTCTTTATCTTTCGTGCTAAATCTAACATAGTAATCATCTTGATCTATATCAGCGTCTCCTATGACCTTTACTACAAAGTTGTTAAAACATTGCTTAGGTAAATCAGTGATACTAGATACTTCTTTATATACAGTACCTAATCCCTCGCTACTTAAACCATCTGAGGTTCTTACGGTAAAGTCTTCACCCTTGGTATATTCAACACCACTTGACCAAGCAACTAGACCAGCAGTACTAGTAGTCTCTTCCCAAAAATCCTCCCAAGCTTGACCAGTTCCTGGTTCATTATCTGATGTGGATACATGCTCTTCTTTAAGTAAATAATTAGTACCCCCATTTGATACATTTATAGTCTTCCTAATGCGTATAATACTACCTTCTACTTCGATTATGAAAGGAGCTATATTACCGGTTGTAGGTGGCGTAGGTGTGATAGTGTCAGGAGGTACTGGAGAGTTCCCAAAAATAGGTCTCCAAGTATCATCAACAAAAGCTTTTTGTGTTAATATTACAGATAGAGGATTTGTTGTGGTGTCTGTATCGTAGTCGTTTCCGTTATGTGTAAATATAAAATCAGTTATAACACCATTTAATACTTCGCAAAATCCTTTAGCAGATGTATTATCTACACCACCTACGGTCTGCTTAAGTCCAAACTCTAAACGCTTAGGGTAATCATCAGCATCCACGGATAATAAAGTAGGTACTGATACTCCTCCGAAACCTCCAGAAACTCTTCTAATTCTTAAAGTTTTAATATCACCTTGTAACCAACCGCTATTACCCGTACCGCTGGTAAAAGAAATATCTGTAATACCTGTTCTAGTAGAGGAGTATTGTGCTGATAGTAACGCAGCTAAGTCTTGTGCAATCAACTCGGTATCCGCTCCTTTTTGTGATGGATCACCACTTAAATAAGTAGCTGAAAAACTTCCAGGGTTGTTATGTCCACCATGTAAAGTAGTGAATGGGACTAAAGTATCATCAATATATATACTGTAGTATTTCTCGTAATCCCCCAACTTAACAACAATAAGTGCTTCTCTATCCGGTATACTACTGTAAGATTGCGTATCTTTAGCTACCTCTTTTTTGTTATTAACAAGGAACGTATAGTCAGCTACCGTCAATGCTCGTAAGTCTGCTAACGGATTACTGATACCACTAAGATAAATAGAAGCTATAGAAGTTACAGATACCGATACATTGTTACCCGTCTCAAGATCAATAACACCTACTTGTCCAATCGATACGCTGTTACCCAACGATACTGTTACACAGTACTTATTCTGTTCATCTCTCTTTACGAAGTGTGTGAATAAGTTAACACCTGGATCACTATCTCCGATCTTCTTTGTGTATGTAGTAGGTGGTCTCTTTACCAGACCCTCAACAACAGTAGCCCAAGCGTTTATTTGTTCGTCACACTGACCGGGATACCTGAGATTGTCAGGCTGTTGTGATACGCCCTGTGCGAGATTCGGTACACTGTTTACTAACAGAGGCATCTCTTATCTGTCTAATACTCTTAGTA